ATTATGCCCAGGATTGGCATTGGCTCCAAGTGTCCGCCGATTCATGGCCGATTTTCATCATGGGATACGGGCTGCAAAGTCGAAGAGGTTCATTCTAAGACAGCCGGACTTACCTGGGCGACTTCCGTCAATGAAATTTTCATTCTCGATATGTTTAACAAGCGAGTTCAATTTCCTGTACTCGTCGATACAGTCAAGATGTCTTCTCGAAAATGGAGACCAGAAGCAATTTGGGTCGAGGAAAGATCTTCCGGCATTCAATTGGTTCAAACATTGCGCACTGGAACACAACTCCCAATCAAGCCAGTTCAGGTCACCCGTGACAAAGAGAGCCGAGCTCATGCCGTCAGCGCCGGATTGACGACAGGAAAAGTACTTTTGCCCTCCAAGTGTCCATGGGCTTACGATTTGTTGGAAGAGCTTTGCGCATATCCACAAAAAGGCGAAAGCGATTTAGTCGACGCTTTCACTTTGGGAATGTCTCAGATTTCTTATTCCGAAGAAAGAATCAAGAAATTCAGGAATAGCGCAGGATACCGAAACCGCTCAATTTACGGAAGATAGATGCTCAAGTATTTGCAAGAAACACTCAAGAACGACAGACCGGCTTGGCAAAATGCTGATGATCGCTTTTGTGATTTAGATTTACGCGATAAGTTTCTTTCCTCTCAAGCTTACGACCACCTGAAACACAACTTTTCGCAGGAAGAGGATAGCAATCAGGATTTCATACCTATATATAAGCGTCGGCCTTCAGTTATCTACCCTTATGCTTCGGCAATTTCGGCTCTCGTTGCTCGCAAAACCTTTGGCGGACGTCATGCGCCCAGATTGACTCACGATAAAGACGAAGTTCGAATGAAGGTTGAAAGGCTTCTCCAAGAGGCCAAGTTTAGCCGACTCATGATCCAAATAGCCAAATGGGCGTCTGTTGGTTCGATGGGCGTTACGTACAAAATTTTAGGCGAAGGCGACAAAGGCAAAATCATTGCAACGCCATGGAGAGCGAAATATTGCACTCCCAGATATGACAAGATGCAGAATTTGAAGTCCTTGCGGATTGCCTATCCGACCTGCGGTTATGAGTTTTTGGCTCGAGGCTGGGACAAAGACATTAAAGGCGATCCAATTATTGCAACCGGAAATTATTGGCGGATTGTCGATCAGACTAAAGAGTACGAACGTTCTTATACGCCAATTTTCGAAAGTATGTGGAAGCCGTCTGATGGCGATAGTCTTTTGCAATTCAATGAGAAGGAAGACGAGGTCAAACACAATCTCGGCATTGTTCAAGCGCATTGGTTCACCAATTCAACAACCGGCTCACTTCCAGACGGCGAATGCTTGTTTGGTGCCGCTCTTCCCATTTGCATAGATATTGACTTCACTTTATCTTCGCTTGGCCGGGCCATCAGATACAACGCCTCGCCCCAGGTCGTCACAATTGGCGAAATGGTTGACGGCAATGGCGGAGCAGCCGAGGACGGCAAGCCCAAGGCTCGTTCACCACATATGATGCTGATGTTTTACGCCGGCGAGAAAGACGCGGGCGGCGGAACCGTTAATGCTGGCGATGCCAAACTTCTTGAAATGACCGGGGAAGGCATCAAAATTGGTTTGGAGTATGTCCAGTTTCTACGGAAATTGGCCCAAGAATCAACTGCAGCGATCGTAAAAGATCCCGATCATGCCGGAACATTGATCACCGGGGCTGCCATGGATTCTTTTGATGATAACTTCATCGACCTTATCCAAGATCTTCGCTGCTGCCTTGGCGATGACGGGACATTGCAACTCACTCGCCAAATGTGTCTTGTTGCAATTGCAGCCAAACACCCAATCATGGCGGGCGTTAACGTCGAGGATATTGACGGTCTTAAATATCAATGGCCCAAAGTTCACGAGCTGACGCCTCAAGACCTACAACAACTTGTCGCTTCTTTTGTTCAAGCAATTACCGGGCCGACTGCCAAGGGCGCCATGGGCGGCTTGGTTCAGTTACCGGGCTGGAAGCCTCTAATCGATCCCGAGGACGCCCGTAATTACATCTACGACAATTGCGATTTTCCAGTTGAGTCGACTGACTATATAGAGGATGGGATTTTACCTGACGGCGAGAAGGATGACGGCAAAACCGCCATAGACACGCCTGATGAGTCTGATGTTTTGCCACCAAATGAAAAATTGAAAAAAGGAGTTACAGGCTAATGGCTAATGGCGACAGTATTTATTTAGTCAACGGTGTTGCGCCGACAACCTATAAAGGTTGGAAAGCGCTTGACGCATCGAGTGCAACCTCTGGCGATTCGGGCTGGCTTGATCCGTTGCCCTATTCGAAATTTTCGCTTGAAGTGACGGGAATCGCTGCCGGCGACAAAGTCAAACTCTGGGGCACGAATAAAGAATTTCCGCTGTCGAGTGATGCGGGCCAATTGATTGGCGCCGAATTGACAGCAAATGGATATACGCAATTCACCGGCTCTTATGCCAGATTGCGTGTTACACAGAGCGCTAATGCTGGCGGTGGTTCTGTCACTGCCGTTTTATTGGCGACAAAATAAGGAGAATCAAACCAACCATGTCAGACGAAACCCCTAAAAACGTCGAAGACCCCAAGCAAGAAGATCCGTCCAAAAACCAAGATCCTCCAAAGAAGGAAGATAAATCCGCTGGCGACGACAAGCGAAAAGCTTGGAGTACGGACGATTATGAACATGAACTGTCGAAAGTTCGAGGCGAAGCAGCCGAAAAGAGAAAAGCTCTTAGCGACTTGCAAAAGAAACTCGATGCTCACGAAGAAGAAAAGAGCAAAGCTGAAACAGACCGACTGAAAGCTGAAGGCAAATTCAAAGAAGCTGCCGAGAAAGCCGAGAAGGATCTCCAAGACTACAAGAAGATAGCCGAACAACGCGCAATCAAAGCTGAAGCGAAAGCCGCGGCAATTGCTGCCGGCATGAATCCCAATGCGGCCAAGTTTCTTGATACGACAAATGTCAAATATGACGATGCCGGAGAGCTTTCCGGAATCGAAGAAGCCATTGCTCAAATGAAGAAGGATCTGCCTGAAGTTTTCAAAAAGGAATCCGACACTTCCAAAGACGTAAAACCAACTGGCTCGGAGAAAGATGATCCGCCTCCCGCCAAAAAGGGAACAACTCCAACCGCAATGGCAACTGACTCGAAAGGCAATTTCCTGATCTCCGACAAAGATCTCGATAAAGCGATCAAGGAAATGGCCAAAAAAATATAGTTGACAAAAGTCAAAGCAGCTATCAATGATTGTGGAGTAGGTCAGGCACCTACTCCAATCTTTTTAGAGCCAGGCGCTCCGTGCGGGTTGTAACCGCAACGTAAATCTCTCAAAAACTAGTCCGGGCCAGGCGCCCTCAGTGTCACACAAGACTAAGAGGGGTTTCCTTATAATGTCCGGCAATTTCCAAAATCTTCCAACAGCTCTGCAAGTAGTCATTCAACAAGGATGGCTTGAACGCAAAATTAGAGCCGCATTGCAAAACAAACTTGCATATCGCGCTCTCGTAGAAAAAGAAACTTTCCCAACTAGAATTGGCGAAGCTTTCAAAAGAACTCGCACAGCGATGTTGCCGGCTGTCGTTAAGAAGCTCGTTCCGTCGGATATGTCCAACGCAGCTTCTTTGACCAATGGACAAACCGCGCAAACCGCTCCTGGCTATGAACAATGGGACGTAACTCTTGAAGAGCACGGCACTTTCCTTGGCTTGAACCGCAAGCAAGACAAGGTTTCTCTCGTCAATAACTACTTGAGAAATGCTGGCTTGCTGGCCAATCAATCAGCCAAGTCTCAAGAACACATGGCTCGCAATCCCTTGTTTGGCGCTTATCTGAGTGGAAACAGCTATGTTGTAACAGCATTGGGTGCAGGCACAAGCACGACCGCGCTCGTTAATGACATTCGCGGCTTCGACACTGTTTTGATTGCAAACGGCACTCTGGCAGCTACAAGCGTTTCAAATCCTTTGACTTGTTATGCAACCAAGCCGGATAACACCGTTGTCACTCTTTCGGTGACGGGCGTTGTCGCAGAAGGTACAAATCACAGCTCTGCTTCTCAGCTCTCTTCGGACGGCGTTGAACAGGGCGGAATCTCCGGCACTTTGACTTTTGCTGATGCTGGCGGCACTTTGCCGGACGGTACAGTTATCAAAGCAATCCATGGTTCAACCATTTTGCGCCCGAAAGGCAAAACTCGCACTTCAGCCTTGCTGGGCGGCGACATGCTGACTCTCTCATTGCTTTTGGATGCAAAGCTTGCACTGGAAAACAATGGCGTTTCCGGAGCAATTGATTGCGTTCTTGATCCTTCTTCATTGCGTCAACTGTATGCCGATCCTGAATTCCAGAATCTTCACACTGGCGGCAGAGCTGATACTGAAATGAATACTGGCATGATTTCAGCAATTCTCGGAATCAATTTCCGCACAACTACTGAAGCATTCCAGCAACCGGCATTCTCCGGAACCGGCGCTCACAACATTCCTGTTGCTGTCCGTAGACCAATTCTTGTCAGCGAAGGCTGCATTGTTGAATCGACTTTCGAAGCCGATACTGAACAGGAAGATCAAACCATCCATAACATCGTCACCGTTGACGGCGTTAATTTCATCGACAGACCATCCTTGGACGTTTTCGCTCAAAACGTCACACAGGCATGGGAATGGACCGGTTGTTACAGTGTTCCACAAGACCAATCGATGACAGCGGCGATTATGCCGACTGCATCCGGCGCCCGCTACAAGCGCGCTGTGGTTATCGAGCACGCAGGCTAAGCCTTTCGGCGAGGGGAGTGAGCGGACCCGAAAGGGTCCGCTTACATAATTAAGAGTTTTCTGGAGAACAAAAAACAATGTCGCTGAATCCTAATGCAAGACTTCTGCCTGCTTTGAACGCTTCAACTATGGTCAATGGGCAAGTCGTTCCACTTTCTCCTTCTGATCAACTTGCATCGGACGCGAGACTTTTGGCGACCGCGACAATAACCGTCGGGGGTTCAATTACGAACCTCGACAAATTGCGAGTAAGGATTAAATCAGGCGCTCTTGAGATTGATGTAACTGCCGCCATGACGGGCGGTGACACTACCACTACCGCAGCGGCCAAAGTTGCAGCCGCAATCAATGCAAATGCGACTTTGCGAGATCTTGGTTATGCAGCTTCTTCGGCTGCAGCTATCGTAACTTTGACCGGTTATGGACCAATTCCAATGATTGTCGCTCTCGATTCATGGGCCGAGTCGGCTGGTTTGACTTTGACGTGCGGCGGGACGGTCACTTCCGGCGAAATGGAAATCGTCAAATTCGTTTCTGATTTGCTTCCGCTTGGATACAAATATGTCAAGGTTCTTTCAGCTTCGACAACTACTGCGCGCGCAACCGCAATCAAAAACGCTATTAATGCTGATGTTGATCTTGCCAATGCCGCCATTACTGCAACATCTTCTTCGGCTATTGTCACAATCGACTTGAGTGCAGTTGATTCTGACGTCACCGTGACTTCTTATGCATGGCAACCTTCGGCAACCGTTACTGTCGGCGGCACGCCTGCTGATGGCAATGCGCCTATTTTGGTTTTCACTGCAACTGGCTTGCCTGGTGGAGATACCACGATCAACTATACCGTTTCGGGA